TGTAGCCCATCTGAGCCAGTTGCTTATCTTCTTTTGAGCCTTTAAATGCGGTGATTTCACCAGCATAAAGGTTTAAAACTGCTTTTTCGTACTTATGGTAAAAGTATTCGGCAATTCTAACCGTGTCATCGGCTAACCATTGGCTAACCGCTTGATCGCCCACGCCTTGTTGCTGAATAGACGACACAGGCATGGCATCGGGGTAAGCCCGTTCGTACTCTGCCCTAGATAGGTCTTCTGTAATAAAACACCATTGCGCATCCGCCCCGCAAGGGTCTTGTATCATAGGATCCATGTAAACGCTAAAGCTATTGCGTATGCGCCCAATCCTTAAATCTTGGTCAAACGAATTTTCGTCACAGTACTCAGTCAATATGCGGATGTACCCTTCGCCATAAGTAACTTGATTCTGACACGCTGTGTCATACGCCACATCAGCGTCTGACATATACTCAATGTGACGCACTATGCCGTCAAATATGTCCGCCATCTCAACATCGGCTTCATCATTGGCAGGAATTACCTTACCTGACGGGCGATTCTGACGTTGGTCGTTTGTAATTTGGTTGACGTGTTGTGGCAACTTGTTAATGGTTAAACAAGGCCGTGCGCCAATAGTCTGCCCTTGCACCGAGCCACGTGTGGATAATACATCAGAAGGCCATTGCCATTGATTATCTGGGCTACCCGCCATAAAGCGCAAATCATCTAGCTCATCGTTACGTGAACTGCCATAAGCAGAAATAGCCAACGTGAGTCGGCTACGCATTGTGGCTAGAAGGTCTTTATTGTCGCTCTCATTGCTCATCGACTAGTCCAATAATGTCTTTATCTTGCATTAATGCAAAACCATCAATCATTGCGTCGATTGTACCGCTAAACCTGACTTTGTCACCTACTGACACCAATATAGGCCGTAATTTACCGTTTGGTAGCCTTTTACCTGGCCCAGTAGCCACAACCGTACCCGTTAAAGTGTCTTCTAAAGGCAACACCAAGAACGGGTGGGGGATTGGCGCGTTTTCTTTGACTAAGACGTGGTTATGCAAGGGTCGAATCATTTTTTCTTAGCCGTTTTAGCCGAATCTTTAAAGTCTTTAGCTGTGGGCGCGTTCTTACTGCCCACTTTGTTCATTTTTTCGCCGCTTCCTGCTTTGATGCGCTCTTGCTTGGCGTTAATATTTGCGTAAAGCCCAGGTTTCTTAGTCATTTAAAATGCCATCCATCCAGTTGCAACGCTGTTGCTGTTTTGAAAGTTAGGTCGTGTTCTGTGTGCTGCTTCATTATACTCACGATGCGCCACAGGAAAAGCAAATGTCACGCATATCGCATCGGCTGCATCAGGCGAGGCTAAGCCACGCGCTTTCATGTCTTTTTTTGACTCTAAAAAGATTGTACCCTTAGAATCAGGTTTTATCATAGGGCTAATTAAATCTGTCTTGAGCACCCGCTCTTGCGGTATGCTTGCCGTCTTTAGCCAGTCCTTCATCTTGCCCCACATCTCGGCTCGCAAGTTGCCGTACATGAGCGGTGTCTTACTCTTACTGCCAAAGTTAACCCCGCGAATCTTATAGCGTTGCTCTTTGAGCCTGTCTACGATCCCACCGCCTACCCCACCTTCGTCAATCACAACCAACGCAGGCTTGTATTCTTCTATGGCTTCAATGACGTGGCCAACCACTGTCATCGTATCGTCACCCCTGAACTTACGGATGTCAATAATGTCGCGCCCACGCCTAACCGCAATAACGGTTGCGTCTGCACCAAACCGTGCAGGGTCAACACCAATCACAATCGGGGCTGATAAATCTTTATACAGGGGGCGCTCCATGGCTTCATCCACCACTAGGCTAGGTATGAACTGATCATCGCCTTCGCTTGGGAATGAGCCAAAGACCTCTACGTGCGCTTGGTACGAATCAGCCCCATACTCAGCAATAATCTGCTCATACACGTTCTTATCCGTACCCTCAACCGTTCTTGCGTCAATCTGCTTAGTCACCCAAAAGTCACGCTTGGCGTTAAAGCATTCGTAAAAGTACCCGCTGTTACGCCTGGGGTTAGAGAACGCCAACCAAAAACGATTCGGTGTGTTCTCCGTAAAGAACCCGCTTGATACACCCCAGATAGAGTCATCTATACCTGATGCTTCGTCAAAGACCAACATCACGCCATCATAGTTATGCACACCTGCAAACGCATCGGGGTTCTCTGCTGACCACAATCTGCCTTCTAGCGACCAGTAGCGCGTGCCTTTCTTTAAGTCGCGCTCAACTAATTCAGCCAACCATTTAGCGGGGGCCACTCTTGTTGCGCTAATCTCCCACCAATAGCTGTTTATAGACATCGACAGCCATTTAGTAATTTCAGCCCAAGTCACACTTCGCAGCTGACTCTCTGAGTTAGCCGACACAATCCCCGTGCCACCAACGCGAGTAGACATAAACCACAGCACTATCCAGCTTACCAATGCCGACTTGCCAATACCCCGCCCACTGGCTACCGCCAAGCGCAAGGTGTTAAAGTCAATCTTGCCGTTGTTCTCTTTAATATGTTGGGCTATATCGCGTAGCACTTCTCGTTGCCATTTGCGTGGGCCTGTAAAGTGCTCAAGCGGTGTGCCCTTTTGCCCCCACGGAAACGTGAACAGCACAAACGCTAACGGGTCGTTTTTTATAGCAGGCGACCATAGCCTACTCATTAGCGCCATTTCTTCTTGGGCTGAGTATCTAATCTCTTGCACGTGTGTCTTCTTTAGCTATCATTTTAAAGGGGGCGTCTTGCACGGGGTCGTTGTACTCCAATCCGTTAATAACGCATTTGTCTGCCAACGCCATTGCGTCAACAATACTGATCTGTTGAGTGACGTCAATCTGCACGCGTTGCGCGGCTTGCCAGTCGTGGCGGTGTTTTAATTTATCAAGCGCCATCTTAGCGTCACCTTCGGCAATGGCTTTATCTACAATCGTTGCCGCTTGCATCTCGCTGTATGCGCGTCCTTGCGCTTCTGCCATCTCAGCTACAGGATCCATTTGGCACAATTGCCTGTACTCAGACGGCATCATGCCCGCAGCTAACGCTAACGTGTCCCCACGCAAACCTAATCGCGCTGCTTCAAATATAGCTTTTAAGCGCGCCTCAGTCGCTTGGACTTTTCGTGGCTCAAATAAGAATGATTGCATCATGCGCTAATTCTACCTTGTGTAGGTTATGTTGTCATGTTGTCATTTTATTTTTAGTTGGTAGCTTGTTTGCTGTTAGCCGTTTTATAAAAAAAATAAAAAGTTTTTGCTGTTAGCCGTTTTATAAAAAAATAAAAATTGTTTGCGAACGGTGCTGGCACACACCCACCACCACCCAGGCCCTGGGGGGGGGTATAAATATTGCGCTGCACAATTCCAAGCAGCATAGCTCTAAGCAAAACTTAGTGCTGTATAAACATACAGTACTCACTAAGTCTTAGTGCCAGTACTCACTAAGTCTTAGTGCTGTATGAATGTACAGTACTCACTAAGTCTTAGTGCCAATACTCACTAAGTCTTAGTATTTATGTTCCTAAGACTTAGTGAGTATTCCTAAGACTTAGTGAGTATTTGCCGTATGGCTTTTAGCTAATAACATTATATGAAATTCTATTGTGTAGTCATTTATGTTGTCATTTTGCTTAATTGAAGTAGGCTTAAGAGCCCCTGTTTACGCGGGTCTCAAAATGTAGGTCATTTTGTTGTCATTTTAGATTTAAAAATGACTACGCGAAAAGTCGCATAAACAGTGGCTCTTAAGCCTGTTTTTCATTTTGTAGTCATTTTTTGAGGTTTTTTGCAAAAATTCACGGCTGTGCGACGTGGTTTGCGTGCCCCACTAATAAACTACTGTATACCTATACAGTAGTAATATTAAAATCAAATATATAACTAAAATAATGACTACATGACTACAAAGCCCGCAAAGCCCCGCGGTTGTTGCTTCTACGTGTAGTCATTTTGCCAAAATAAATGACTACAAAATGACAACACAATAATTGCAATAAATTGTTTGACAAGTGCTATAAAATACATTACACTGGTATCTAGTTAGCAGTTACCTTGTCAAATACTCACTAAGTCTTAGGAAAACATAATGTCAAAATATGATCAAACGTTTAAAGACCTAAACCGCGCGCAAACCCCGAGCGCGTTAAGCCTAATCGCAGGCGCTGTCGCAGGCGTGGCCGGCCTGTATATTTTCGCTGTATTTGTTTTATCGCTGTAAACCCGTGGCCAGCTGGCCTACTTAATAAACTAAAATTAAAGGTAATCTAAAATGACAAACCCAATTCAAAAAATCAATTTCGCGTTTTCAGCCCTTAAAGGTGTCGCGCACTTAGCCGGTGACAGAGATATTAGAGCGTACATAAACGTGGTGCGAATCGAAGCTACGGCAACCGCTACACGCCTACTTGCGACTGATGGGCACGTAGCAGGCGTCTATGAGCGATTAGAGCAAAATACACTTAATACCCAGTCTATAGCGCTGTCTGTTCCTACCGACATCATTAAGACCCTCAAGGCCGTGAGGGGCGCTGATGAGTGCACACTAATACCCGAATATGCCCCGCCGGTGAAAGACGGTGATGAGCCTAAGCTAATTGGGGGCGTGATCAGCGTCTACGGGGGAATGTCGATCAATTTTAAAACTGCGGGCCTTGAGACCTTCCCTGATTACATGCGAATCATACCGAAAACATTATCAGGTGAAGCCGCTCAATTTAACCCAGACCTGATCACTAAATTTATGAAGGCGCGTAAAGACATAGGCAATGGCGCGTGTATGCCTCAAATCGGGTTTAACGGTGACAACGCTGCGCTGATCAGTTTAAATATTGATGACTTATTTATAGGTGTAGCAATGCCAATTAGAACAGAGAGCAAAATTAACTGGACACCAACTAGCGCCCCTGCTAAGTTTTTAACCCGCTTGGCTTAAACCATTCAGGCCGGCGCTACACTGAGCGCCGGCCATTTAAAGGAAATTAAAATGAAAGAGGGCGATTACATACTATATGGTTCTAATCGTGAATTGTTTAAAGTTATTCGTGTTTACGAATACGGCACAATTGACGTTATGAACAAATCAGGAAAATTTTACCGAATCACGGGTTTATCAGTGGGGGCTGCAACATGAACGAAAATTTTACTGTATGGGTTGGCGGCGTTGAAGTAAACGACAGCCATTTAAATATAGAACAGGCGCAAAAATTGGCCGATCAATACATATTAGATGGCTATGATGACGTTTTTATAGAAACGATTAACAATTTGGAGAACATAAAATGAGTGATGATATGTTGAAAATACTAGCAGAGTATGGCGCCTATAGGCTTGGGTGTGAGCGCGCGTTAGCGCTGCTAGAGGATCCAGACGCGAACGAATTTCAGGCCGAAAAAGTTATTAGTTATTTAAACGAAATTTTAAAAGGTAAAACATCATGAAAACCTATCACTTTGAAGCGCAAGGGGTCGCACTCGATCATATTGCGGCGCGGAACATCAAACAAGCTCTAAACAAGTTTGCAATAGCTTTGAATTTTGTTGATTGGAACAATATGTTAAACAATGCCAAAGACATGGGCGGGAATACTGTTCAGGTCTTTGTAACAAATAAACATGGTTATTCAACTGAAATTAAACATTTAAAGGCGTAATGACATGAAAAGCTATTTAATTACTAAAGCACAATTACAGGCCATTGAGAGCGGCCTAACCTTAGCCAACTATTTTATCCAAGATAATGCCAGTGGTTTTATGATAGAGCAATGGGAAAAAGACGCGCAAACATTAGCCAACGCTGTAACGGCGTTTAAAACAGTCGTGCAAGGGGCAAATCATGCGCTATCAGATTGAACACTTCACGCTATGCGACGGCTGGGTCAACACTTGGCGCGATGATACCGACGCGCCGGTTACGTTCGCATCATATGATGAAGCCCTAAAAGCTCTAAATAATCATTATAACGAACTTACCGAAGACGTCGAGAGCGGTTTTATTGAGCGGTACAACATGAGCGATTTTAGAATAATGGAGATTACAGAATGAACAACTTGACACACGCAGAGCGGGCAACATTAGATATTGTCTTCGCTAGATACCCTGATGATATGACGTATAACGAGATCTTAAACATGATACCGT